TCTTCACGGAGAAACTTTCCATTTGACTTTACTGACGCGACCAGTTTATTACTATACATCATAGCACTTCCTTCCCACCGTCTGACTAGCGATGTAAAGTTTAAAGTCAGATTTATTTATGCAATTGGTTTAGAGAGTAAATTAGCTAGATTTTGTTACTTTTTGAATGCCTCAACATTTAACATCAATTCTTTTGCTGTATAGGGAGGTCCTATCACATAACTGGAGTCTGCTTCAAGTCTTCTTATTCTGTCGAACCCGTTATGCTTAAGTATTGAAAATAAAGCTTCTTCGGTCAACAAGAAATAATGTAGTTGACCTTCATCCTCTCCTGCTCTCGAGAAAAAATGACCTTGAAGAGCGCCTCTCCCTTTTTCATCTGCAACAGCAAATGCTTTGCATGAAGCAGTGAAGTCTGGCGTTTCTAGTCTGAGTCTTCCATTCGGTTTTAAAACTCTATTCCACTCGCGAAGTGCACCCCAGGCCTTATCATACGAAACATGTTCAATTATATGATAAGCTATTATTTCGTCGACAGTATTATCTTCAAGAGGAATAGACAACATATCCCATTTTTCTTGAGCAGCTGGATTATACTTATCGCAGTTCAAATAGCCCGGTCTTAAATCATCACCACAGCCAAGATTTAGCTTTATCACTTGAAAGCCTCCATGTTAAGCATGAGTTTTTTATCAATATATGGCGGCCCTGTTACATAGTTAGAGTCTGGTTTGAGTCGCCGCATGTTTTTGAATCCTCTTTCACTTAGCATCCATGCTAAATGATATTCTGTAAATAAGAAATAATGTAGTTGTCCGGGTGAATCTCCTGCTTCTGAGAAGAAGTGTCCATGCATCGCTCTTTTCCCATGAATGTCTTGTCTTATAAACTCTTCGCAAGACGAGAGGAAGTCGGGAGTTTCGATGTGTAGTCGTCCCCCGGGTTTTAGGACTCGGTTCCACTCCTCTAATGCTTTCCATATTTTATTATAAGGAAAATGCTCGATAATATGATAAGCCATTATTTCATCGACAGAATTATTCTCGTAAGGTAGAACTAAGCTGTCAAATTTAACATCTGCTTCTTCACTATATAGATCGCTATTGATATAGCCTGCTCTAATATCGTGACCGCATCCGAGATTTAATTTTATCATTTGAACGCCTCTAGGTTTAAGCTCATGGAGGACGGATGAGGGCCCTTAGTGTAGTTGGAGTCAGCAACAAGTCTTGCTATGTTTTTGAATCCTACAGCAGATAGTTGCCATTTTAAATGTTCTTCGGTCCATAAAAATAAGTGCGCTTGGCCTGGTAACCACGGCTGACCAAATATATGACCGCATATAGCGAGACGCTTTAATTTATCTGCGTCAATAAATGCTTGAAAAGACGCTAAACAATCAGGGGTTTCTAAATGAAGCCGCCCTCCCTGTTTTAACACTCTATACCATTCTGCTAATACTCGACTAGCTTGTTGAAAGTCAAAATGCTCTATAACATGATATGAAAGTATTTCGTCGGCATAATCGTTTTCGTATTGAAGGTTTTCTATATCCATTTTTACAACGCCGGAGGATTCGCTGTATAGATCAATATTTATATAGCCCTCTCGTATGTCATCCCAACATCCGAGATTTAGTCTAATCTCACCCATACATTATCTCCCTGATACCCCTTCCAGAAAAGAGGATTATAATACAGCTCTTTAAACCCAAAAGAAGTTAGATACTGTTGAATCTCTTGATGGTTGTGCTGACCCTCCCAAAGCTGAAAAGGCGCAAGCTCGACTTCAACATGGAGCGCTCTTAATAGTCGTATATCTGTACCGAAGCTTTTGAGAGCTTGGTATGTATATCCTTCTACGTCAATCTTAACAAGATCGATTTGCCAACGGTCGATAAGTTGAAGAAGAGTCTGACCTGTAATTGCTAAAACTTTAATCCAATTCATTGCTGCTGCCCCAGCACGGACGGGTTCTACAAGATGAAGCAGCGAACTTGTCCCGACGACGTCTTGAGTATAAGTATCAGACGAAATAGCATTGAATGGCAGGACGCCCGGTGTATCTGATATTGCGAATTCAAACGTCTTAAAGTCTGGGTATGCCTTTATGATATTTCTGTATGAATCGGGATGAGGTTCGACAACGTTCACTGAACACGGTTCGATATTGGCAAGTTTTCGTAACTCTTCTGCATGATGGCCGTCTCTAGACCCTATTTCGAGGATGCTAGTTGGAGGTTCTTTAAAGTGGTCTAGAAACGCTTTATAGAATTGTTCCATTATTTTGTTCTAATAACTCCTATTCCCATGCAGCCCGATGGTATTGTTTCTCCCGCCCATCCCTGATGTTTATTGCTATCAATAAATTCCCAATATTCATAATTATTTTTAATTTCTTCCCAAAAGGGCGCGACATTACATCCGATGCTTCGATGGAACTCTGTGTCTCGAATATCATGAAAAGCGATATATCCACCAGGCTTGACAAGAGAAGAGAAATTATAGAAATCAGCTTTTACGCCTTCGTAAGTATGATCACCATCGATAAACATAAAATCAACGGGTTCGCCAACTACGTTCTTTACGTGTTCGATAAATATTGGATCGTGTGAATCACCCTGAAGTTCTTTTATATGTTTAGCACAGGGTGATGCTCTATAAAACTGTCTATATTCTCTAACAATGTTTGTGCCTGCTTCATGTGCGTAATGCACGCCATAATCAAAGCTCAGATCACAACAATAAACCATTCCGTTTTCGTATTTTGAAACCATCATGGCAAATAAAAGAGCTGTGGCGCCCTTCCATGTGCCTATTTCAATGATGCGCTCTATTCTCTCATTTTTTAATAGTTCTTGGACCATAAGTATTTCGTATTTCTTTTGCGGCATAACCCATGTTGGAGCAATTATTTCATTCATGATTTATCCCTTATAGACGAATTGTCTAAATGCTTCCATGTCGAATCGGCTACCAGGGCAGGTCTTATACTGACCCTTTTTCCAATCATATCCTGCCATCAGTCCAACCTCTCTATGGCCGAGGATTTTGTCGGTCTTTATATTGTAGTTGACCATGTACGCGTAGCAGAGTTGTTTCAGAACATTCAAATATCTTTGTTCAATGTCAATGATGTCGTAGTTTCCAACAACGCAGATGCCAATAGACTTGTTATTCATGCCGAGCTCTTTTGTATGTGCTCCGGGAGAAAGGTCGGCTCGACCTGTAAATACGACAATCTCTCCATTTACGTTTTCAACACCCTTGTGGTAGCCAATATCGTTCCAGCCGTTGACTTCCATATGATACTTTCTGATAGCATTCCAGCTTTCTCCAATACCATCAACAGTAAGGGAATGATGGATAATGATGTACTCTGGTTTATTCTTTGCCATTTTAGTCTCCAAGCTCTTTCCATATTAAAATCCCAGATCATCACCTACTGAGCGAGGCTTAGAACCTCCAAAACTTACCTCAGTTAGGTCATCGAATTCAACTTCATCACTTTCTTCCATCTTCATGTGTCTATAGCTAATCTTACATGCAATTTCCATTCTAGCAGCCCCCGACCGGTTTTTGCCGACGTATAGACGGAGCTTATTAGCTGTGAACTCGTCTTTAGTTTGTCTAGCTACAAGAACCAAGTCGGCAATCATAGCCTTCTCCCAAGATTCTGAGAGGTTAGAGATGTCTGATTCTGTTCTGTCATAACCAGCTCTATTGATTTGAGAGGCAGTCCAAACGGGACATGAGAACTCCGAAGCCAATCCCTTCAACTGTCTATAAATGAGTCCGAGGTCGGACCGTCGTTCGGTATTCTTTACCGATGACTTCATAAGGTCGGCATAATCGACGATGATAACGTCAGGCTTCATGCCACTAGACATAATCTTACGTTTGATATACAAGGAGAGCATCTCCTTCGTTAGAATCTCTGGAGGGAATTCTTTTATCAATAGACGGCTCTTAGGATGCTCTTCTGTGAATCTTTTGACATAACTATTGATAACCTCTGATGGGCTATTGATGATGTCAAGAATCGGTTTCCCCGCTACCAGACAGTCGTACCGAGTCATAACCTCGGATGCTGTCATTTCTAGTGTGAAGTGGAACACAGTCTTGTTTTGAGCCATGGCCCAGTGTCCAATGTTGACTAGAAATAGTGACTTACCAAATCCGGGTGGAGCAGCAATAAAATACAACTTATTGGGATACGCACCTCCAATTAGAATGTCATTCAGCTTATTCGAGAATGTAGGGATAATCTTAGCCTGATTGATGATGGTTCTGTCACGTTCTCTTTGTTCAATGTCATCAAGTTCCATTTCACCAAAGTCTGCTTCGAAGGTCAAGTCATTCAAGAGGTTATAGATGTTCCTCTTGATTGTGGCCAAGTCCTTTTCGTCCATTATGCCTAGACTCATGTTGGCGTCGGCATTCTTGACTGAACCTACGATTTGCTGGGCATTGCGGAGTAGAACGAAGGTTTCAAGCTTTTCAGTGAAATACTTTACACATGATTCTTCACTGATGTCATTCTCTTCGCGTCTTTTCATCCCCTTCTCAATAATCTTCTCTAACTTCTTACCGCGAAACTTTTCAATGATGTAGAACTTGTCTTTATTGCTAAGCCTGTCCTTGATTGCCTCAACAAATTGTTCCTGTACCTCAGAATCTTGGAACACGGGTTCATCGAAGAAATGGAAATCAAGTGACTTTTCAAATATGAATAAGTGGAATTCGTTTATTGATTCTAATAGGACATTCAGCAAGTTGACAATCATGTCGTTGCTTATGCCAATATACTTTGTAATCAATTATCACCTCTATAAAAGAATGGAGCAGGCTCGCTAATATGTAGGGTGGCGATTTAATCTCTTACCAGGAGAACCTGCTTAGGTTGTTAGAATGGAATGTCGTCGAAGGCCGAGTCAGATGGGAATGCCGCAGGAGTTCCAGCATTTTGAGTTTCTGGTTCACCAGAGTTGTCGGCACCAGCTGCTGGAGCTCTATAAGGGCTCCTGCCAGAAGTGTCACTCGGTGCTCCACCGGATGCCTTAATGGCTCGATTCTCTTCATTGATTCGAGCATTCTCACCCATGTAAGCCCAGGCAAAAAGAGGCATTTCATTCATTACCCAATACGCCTCTTCAGACGAAAGGATAAATGATGTTGACTTTTCCTTCACCGATGAATACAGCGTCACGGCGACACTAAAAGCGAATTGGTACGGGCACTGGGGCCAATACTTTTCATTATTCTTGAGAAGGTTATCTACCCTCTTCATGAATAAGCAGGACTTCTTCTTTTGTCCATCGACTTCAAAGAAGTGCTCGACTGCATACCCGTCCCTGGGCACATTGGTCTTTTGTGGGTTGAGGATATTCTCTACGAATCGCTTGATTCTAAGAATTTCACCAAGCCCGAACACCATCGAGAGCTTCTGATCATAGTCAAAGCGCTTCTCAACGGGTTGTCCATCTTTCTGAAGCTGAGGTGCGATTTCAATCTTGAACTTTGTGGAGTCTCTGTACGAGCCCAGTTCAAATCTGAGACACGCCGTCTTGTGGTAGAACGTTTCCGAAATCAGTGTTTTTGGGGTAGCCATTTTTTACTTCTCCTTCTGGGTGTAGTCGGTGTGAACGTTTGTATTCACCCCATTGTTTAATTGTACCATACTTTTAGGTTGTGGGCATAGGGGTGCGTTAATTATATACCCGTTTACGTATATGCCAAGAGGAATTTCCAGTTTCTCGACTCCCTTCTTTAT